ACCACATCTGCAACCTCTGTTGTTGTTGCTAATGCAACCAATTTACTTGGTGGTATTAACCCAGCATCCATCACATCAACTGATGACTTCATTGTTGTGCTTGACCCTGAAACATCAAGTGAAGAAATTGTTAGGGTAACTGCTGTTAATTCTAACACTCTTACTGTTGTTCGTGGTCACGATGGTTCAACAGGTAAGACACATACTTCTGGTGCCAAGGTTCGCCATATGGCTATTGCTGAGGATATGCGTAATGCTGCTTCTCACATTGAGTCTACAACTGCTCACGGTGCTACTGGTGCTGTTGTTGGTACAACTAATACACAAACTTTAACTAACAAAACTATTTCTGGTGCTTCTAATACTTTTAGTAATATTCCTAACAATGCTACAACTGCTGTAACTACTAATAGTGCTAATCAAATTGTTTTGCGTGATGGTTCAGGTAACTTTGCTGCTAACCAAATCACAGCAAACTTAACTGGTACCGTTACTGGTAACGCAACTACTGCAAGTACTCTTTCTACTGCTAGAGATTTTCAAATCGTTGGTGACGTTGAGGCTTCAGCCCAATCATTTAACGGTTCAGGTAACGTTACTTTAACAACAAGTATTGCTACTGGTGCAATTGTTAACGCAGACATTAATGCTTCTGCTGCAATTGATAAGACCAAGATTTCTGGTACAGCAATTACTGCTGCAGATACAGGTACTGTTACTTCAGTAATGATTGCTAATGACACCATTGTTAATGCTGATATTAATACTGCTGCTGCTATTGCTTACAGTAAATTAAATATTAACCAGTCTATTACTTCAGCAGACATTGTTAATGGTGCTATCATCAATGATGATATTAATGCTAGTGCTGCTATTGCTTTAAGTAAGTTAGCAACTGACCCATTGGCTCGTGCTAACCACACTGGTACACAACTAGCATCAACTGTTTCTAACTTTGATACACAGGTTCGTACATCTAAAGTAACTGACCTTGCCGCACCTACTGGTTCATTCTCAATGAACTCACAAAAGATTACTAATCTTGCTAATCCTGTTGATAATGGAGATGCAGTATCTTTAGGATATTTTGTTGGTCAAAAGAATGTGGCAAATGGTATTGCTGCTCTTGATGGTAATGGAAAAATTACTACTGACCATCTTCCAGCACTTGCTATTGCTGAAACCTTTGTTGTTAACTCACAAGCAAATATGCTTGCTTTAACTGCACAGACTGGTGATATTGCTGTTCGTACTGATGTAAGTAAATCTTTTATTCTTACAACTTCACCTGCTTCTACTCTTGGTAACTGGCAAGAATTACTTACACCAACTGATGCTGTTCAATCTGTTGATGGTTCTACTGGTGCAGTTAGCCTTTCAGGTGTTTATGTAAATAGAACAACAGGTCAACTGTTAGGTAACTTGGATGCTAATACTCATAAGGTTACTAACTTAGGTGCACCAACTTCTAATAATGATGCTGCAACTAAAGTGTATGTTGATACTGTTGCTGGTTCTGCTACTGCTGCTGCTGCTAGTGCAACTGCTGCTGCAGCCTCTTACGATTCTTTTGATGACAGATATCTTGGTGCTAAATCCACAGCACCTTCAGTAGACAATGATGGTAATGCTCTTATTACTGGTGCATTGTATTGGAATACTGTCACTAACCAAATGTTTGCTTGGACTGGTTCTGCTTGGGGAAGTATTTCTTCAACAGCAGCAATCTACAGATACAAGTTCACAGCATCTGGTGGAGAAACATCAGAAACTGGTACAGATGATTTATCACAAACCTTGTCTTACCTTCCAGGTAAAGAACAAGTTTACTTAAACGGTGTTCTATTAGTTCGTGATGTTGATTACTCAGCAACTAATGGTACAAGCATTACTTCTCTTGCAGCCTTAACTGCTGGAGATGTTTTAGAGATTATTACTTTTACTGCTTTTGATTTAGCAACTGCTATTCAATTGTCAAGCATTGACGCTAAGGGTGATTTGTTGGTTGGTTCAGCAAATGACACTATTGGCAGACTTGCTGTTGGAACTAATAATCAAGTTCTGACAGTAGATTCAACAACAGCAACTGGTGTTAAATGGTCAACACTAGATGCTTTGCCAAGCCAAGCAGGTAACGCTGGTGAGTATTTAACCACCGATGGTTCTACTGCTTCTTGGCAACCTATTACAACTGACCCAACCCCTACAGTATTCTTCTTGATGGGAGCATAAGGAAAAACAATGGCAACAACATACAAGGTTCTTGGACAGGTTTCAACAGGTTCTGCCAGAACATATAACACAATCAGCAATAAGGCTTTAGCAAGCAACGTTGCTACTTTAACAACTGGTGCAACACACAGTTATGCAATCGGTGACGTGGTTACTGTTGCAGGTGTTGACACTACATTTGATGGAACTTATGTTGTCGCATCTGTTCCTACTACAACTACTTTCACTTACGCTTTAACAGCATCTAACGTTACTTCTGCTGCTGTTTCACCTGTTGGCGTTGTGACTCGTAGTCCTTCAGCATCTGGTGTGGCTGTTTCTAACAAGTATAAGAAAAATAATACTGTTATGTTGACTGCTACTTCTCACGGTTTGGCTGTTCACGACTGGGTTTATGTGACTGTTGGTGATTCAACTATTGATGGTTTAAGAGAAATCACTGGTGTTCCTTCTGCTAACTTGTTTACCTTTGTTGCTTCTGGTGCTGATATTGCTTCAGTATCTTGTGGTGGTGCTTTTGGTAAACGCAATAGCACAACAACTATTTACACAGTTCCATCTTCAACTCAATCTATTTGTAGCACTTTGGCTATTTGTAATCGTGGTTTAGAAAATGTTCTTTACGATATTGCAGTTAGACCTAATGGTGCCACTCTTGAAGATAAACACTTTGTTACTTTTGATGCCCTTGTTGGTGGAGAAGATACAGTTACTTTAACTCTTGGTATTTCTTTGGATGCTGCTGATGTTATTGAGATTACTTCTTCTAGTCCTGATTTGTCTGTGACTATGTTCGGAAATGAGATTGCATAATGGCTATTAACTCTATTCGTGGTACTAATAGTACTGCTGTTAACTCTGGTAAATCAGCATTTCCTGAAGCATTTGGTGGTACTGAAAGTATTATAACTTCTGGTCCTTTTAGATTTAAAATTCATCAATTTTTAACAAGTGGTAGTAATCAACAATTAATTCTTCCATACGGAAATATTGAAAACATTGAATATTTAATTGTTGCAGGCGGTGGTGCAGGTGGAACTTCAAAAGGTGGCACTTACGCAGGTGGTGGCGGCGGTGGTGGTGGTTTACTTCAAGGAAGTGGATTAAGACTTACTGCAGGTACTACTTATTCTATTACTGTTGGAGCAGGAGGAACTGGTGTAGTAAATAATAATACTGGAACCAATGGTTCTAATAGTTCTGCTTTTGGTTTCACAACCATAGGTGGTGGCGGCGGTGGTACAGGTTGGTCTTCTGGAACTGGTGGTGCTGGAGGAAATGGTGGTTCTGGCGGTGGAGGCGGTCAAGGAGCATCAGGACAAGGTGCTGGCGGTGCGGGAACTGCTGGTCAAGGAAATAACGCTTCTGCTGGTTCTTCTGGTGGTTCTACTGGTGGTGGAGCAGGCGGTGTTGGTTTGACAGGAAACTTTGGTGCAACAGTTGCTAACGGAATTGCTAGTGCGATAACAGGTAGTTCAATAAATTACGCTGTCGGTGCTGGTACTACCAGTTCAGGTTCAAGTATAAGTGGTGGACCTAATACTGGTTCTGGTGGTTGGGGTCACTCAAGTGGTGCTGATTTAACTCCAGGTTCAGGTGGTTCAGGAATCGTCGTAATAAGATACAGGATTGCATAATGACAAGAGCAAGAGATTTAGCAAATTATACATTACTTGCAACAGATGCAGAAGTAGCAGCAGCATATTTAACATCATCAACTGCTGCTTCAACATATGTTACACCAAGTAGCACATCAACATTAACTAACAAAACTTTAACTAGCCCTGTTGTTAACACAGCAACTTTTAAAGATGGAATAGTAAAAGGTCTTGAAGAAGATGTTAACGTTGTTGCTTCTGCAGCAACTGGAACTATTAACTTAGATATAGATACTGCTTCTATTTGGTATTACACATCTAATGCTTCAGCAAACCATACTTTAAATATTCGTTACAGTTCAAGTGTTTCTCTTAATACAGCACTTCCTGTTGGTGATGCTATTACTGTTGTTTGGATGAATACAAACGGAGCAACTGCTTATCGCCCAACTGTTATTCAAGTTGATGGAACAACTGTTACACCACTTTGGCAAGGCGGAACGGCTCCAAGTTCTGGTAACGCTTCTTCAGTAGATGTTTATAGTTTTACTATTATTAAAACTGCAGCAACACCAACTTATGTTGTTTTAGGTTCTCAAACACAATTCAAAGCGTAAGGTTTAATTAATGCCTATTATTAGTTCTTTTGCTGGTGCTGCTAGTCGCGGTTTTGGGCAACGTAGTGGAATAAAATTTTCTGCAACTGGTGGAACAATAACAACTTCTGGTGGTTATACCTATCACACTTTTGATGCAAATGGAACCTTTACAGTTTTAAGTGGTAAATCATCTTGTGACATAACTTGTATTGGCTCTGGTGGTGGCGGTGGAGTAGGTCAAGGTGGAGGAGGTGGTGGAGGTGGTGGAAACACAACTTCAACACAAATAATTACTAATGGTTCTTACACTGTTGTTGTTGGTAATGGTGGTGCAGCAAACTCTGGAAATGGTAATGCTTCATCTTTAAGTGGAACTGGAATTACAACTGTAACTGTTAATGGTGGTACTGGTGGCGGAGGTAACTCTGCAAGCGGTGGTAATGCTGGCTCTGGTGGCTTTACTGGTGCTGGTGGTGCTGGTGGTTCTTACAATGAACGTGGTGGTGGTGGTGCTGGTTCATCTGCAAATGGTGGTGGTGTAGGCGGAAACTCTGGCGGTGCTGGAGGTGCTGGAACAACGATTTATTCTATTGGATATGGCGGCGGTGGCGGCGGAGGCGGTGCTGCTGATGCTTCTGGTGGTGCTGGTGCTAGTTCTTTTGGTGGCGCAAATGGTTCAGGAAGTTTTTTTCCATCTGGTCCTGCTGGTGGTAACGGAACTGTTAATCGCGGTGGCGGTGGCGGTGGTGGTGCTGGTACTGGTGGAGGTTCTGGAGGTTCTGGGCGAGTGATAGTGAGGTATTTAACACCGTGAGTTCTTGGGCAGAAATTAATGAAAATAATATTGTTTTAAGAGTAACTGTTGGTGATAACAATGACCCCAATAATGATGAAGGTTATCAATGGTTGATAGATAATCTTGGTGGTACTTGGATTAAAACATCATATAACGGAAACATTCGTGGTAAATACGCTGCTATTGGCGATTATTATGATGCAGAAAAAGATATTTTTATAACACCTTAATTAAGATAGGAACCTAAGTGGCTTTATCAAGCACAATCAGAACACTCCGTTCCAGAGACATAACAGATGCAATCCCATTCAACGTGGGACAACCATCTTATGTTTCTGACATTTGGACAAACACAACTGTTGCATACGATGTTGCAATCGGTGGTCTACCATTCTTCTACGGCATCTCTAACGAGAGACCATACGAGCGTCAGACTGCACCGTACAAGAAAGAACAGTTTGATAACAGTAAAGAACCTGGTGAGCAAACACTTGAAGGTTGGTGGATTCGTTCCCAATCATCTTTTCATAATGGTACTGGCATTAAGTTTTATGACCCATCTGCTGGTGAGACAGTTGCACATAGATTTACAGATAGTGACAATGTAGATGTTTGGACTAAGGGACAAGTAACTCTACTTAAAGAGACAGCCAACCTTAGCGGTGTAACTAGCGGTATATATAAATCTTTATCTATTGTAGATGGTTCTACAGATAAATTGCTTGGCTGGATTCCAGCAAGTACGACTATTAAAAATTATACTCCCAATGGTACTGCTGTTGAATACACACACGTAACTGGCATAGGTACACCTTTAGATACTGCAATCCTAGATATTGCAACAGATGGTATTAATCTCTTTATAGCAGACAACGACCATATTTACACAGGCCCTATTTCTACACCTGCTGCTGGATACTCTCGTTACTACGCTACTGGTAGTGAAAAGGTTATATTGGGTTGGGTTAAACAACGCCTTGTTGCCTGCGTTGGTCCATCTGTATATGAATTAACTAATGCAAAAGGCAGTGACCATGCCTTGGGTCCTGCTTCTTACACCCATCCCAATGCTGACTGGACTTGGACATCCATATCAGAGGGCGGTTCTGCTATTTATGTTGCTGGTTATGCTGGCACTAGCGGTGCTATTTATAAGTTTACTTTAAGTACTGCTGGCGTTATGCCAACTCTTACACAAGGTATTATTGCAGCCCAATTACCTAACGGTGAGTATCCACATAAGATTGAATCTTATTTAGGTTATCTATTAATTGGCACAAATAAAGGTGTCCGTGTTGCTACTATATCAGATACTAATGGTGATTTAACTTACGGTCCATTAATTATTGAAGCAGCCAATACAGGATTAGATTTTGCATTTAGAGATAGATTTGTTTATGTAACTGGTTCTATCAATGGTTATGCTGGACTATATAGAATTGATTTAAGTAACGAAATACAAACAAGTAACGAAATAGAAACATTAAGAACATTAAGATTTGCATACGCTAAAGATACCTACCTAGATGGTGCTACTGGCTATGCTACTACCGTAAATTTTGTAGGTAACTCAGACCAGATAGCATTTACTACATCTGGTAGTAATGGTATCGCTATCCAATCAACTTCCGTACTTGCAACTACTGGTTCTATTACAACTGGCTATATTAGATACGGCACACTAGAGCCTAAGAACTTTAAACGTGTGCGTTGTCGTGGTGACTATGACACTGGTGGTTTGCTAATCTCACCTGTTGGTCCAGATAACACAGTGTACGAAACAGCAATCTACAACTCTGTCATTGGCACACCAGAGGTTAACATCATTAACCCTCCTGGTTCACAAGAGTTCATTGCTATGAAATTTACTTTATCAAAATACAAAGACCCAACCGATACAAGTTCAACATTGGACACTACTGGTCCAACGTTTAAGGGTTACCAAGTTCGTGCACTACCTGCAACACCAAGACAACATCTAATACAGTTACCTTTGTATTGTTACGATGTTGAAACTGATAGGTACAATGTGCAGGTTGGTTACGATGGTCGTTCTTGGGAACGTCTACAGGCGTTAGAAGATTTGGAATCCACAGGTGATGAGGTTATCTTCCAGGATTTTACTACTGGTGAACAGATAACTGTTGTTATTGATTCTGTTGGTTTCCAAAGAGCAACACCACCATCTGGAGGTTTCTCTGGTTTTGGTGGCAATCTTACAGTTATAGTTAGGGAAGTTGGATAAATGAAATTAAGTATTATTAAAGATGTAGTGTTTCGTTCTATTGCTTTGTTTTTAACAATGGCATTACCTGCTATTGGTGCTGGTGCTTTCGCTGGTGTTGAACCAGTTAACTCAGCATTAATTGCTGGTGCCCTTGGTGTATCTAAGGTTATTACAGATTTAGCCAAAGCATTCTTGGATGATGGACAACTTACAAAAGAAGAAGTTGATGCAATATTTAAGAAAGCCAACAAGAAATCTGAAGGCGGCAAATAAGAATGGCTTCACCTATTAAAGATGGAAAGATTACAACTGCCTACAAAAAACTAGGCAAGATGTGGTCAAAAGGTTATCACACTGGTGTTGACTATGCTTGCAAAGAAGGCACAGACATTCTTGCTGTTGCAGATGGCACAGTTGCTAACGCTAACTGGGGTAAAGCCTATGGTACACAAATTGTACAAAAGATTGAAGGTCAAGATGTTTGGGTTATCTACGCACACCTATCTAAATCATTAGTTAAGGCTGGCGATAAAGTAACTAAAGGACAACACATTGGAGAATCAGGTAACACTGGTAACTCTTCAGGTCCACACTTACATTTTGAAGCAAGAGATAATGCTAGATGGTCTGCTGGTAAAGATGTAGACCCTAAAGATATTCTTGCCATTTAGTTTTAAATAATATTTCATCTGCTTTAGTAAGTTCCATTAGGTCTTTATTATCAGATGTTAATTGATTTGGGTGTAAGTGGTTTACTTCTACTGGAACGTAAATCACTTCACCTAATATTGTTGCTTGCATTCTAATATCATCATCGCCGTACCACCATTTAAAGTTTTCATCTGCTCTGATGTTTGATTTAATATCAAGCACCCAACAGTAACCTATTCCTATATTAGGTACTGGGTATCCAATAACAGATTTTGTATTATGCATTCTGTTAGCAATTTTATTTATAGGATTATTTTTAAGTATTAAATCGTCATTAAGTACAGCAATATAATCTGCATTATTTTCTCTTGCCATATCTATACCATGATTCCACCAACGGTGAATATTAACTGGTTCTAAATCCCAAATGTTATTGACACCTTTTATTGGTTCTGATTTAACTGTGTGAACAATTACTATTTTGTTTAAAGGTATCTGAGATTCTTTTATAATATCAGGTAAGTATTGCCTCCTATCCCCACTAGGAATGGTCAACCAAATGTCTAAGTTTTTATCATTCATAATTATTTTTATCCTTACTACTGTTATTGCACAACCATCTTACTCTGATGATGTGACAATTAATCTTGATTCTACTACCCCTTATGTGGATGTACCAGTAACTATTGTTGAACCTGTTGATGCAGTGATTCAAACTTTTACTGGTACACCTCAAACTAATCCTGGTTTCATTGATTCTTGGATTGAAGTTTGGCAGGGTTTAAATAAACTTCGTGCAGATGATGACAGTAATTATTCTTCAACAAATATTTTGGCATCTATTATTCGTATGCCTTTAACTGCTGGTGAATACTTTATTCGTGCAACATCATTTGCTTATATGTGTTGTAATGCACGTCCTGCTGGTTCTTATTTGTTGTCTACTAATTTAACAGTAGCAATACCTTCACCAACACCATCACCGATATCCCCAACACCGACAGTGTCGCCAGAGCCAACGCCATCAGAAAGTGTGACTCCTTCACCTAGTCCAACCCCAACTCAGACTTCATCTTCGCCAACTCCTGAGCCAACACTTGAGCCTTCTTCTCCTTCTCCGTCACCGTCTGATACTCCTCAGCCAACAGAAAGTCCAGAGGTTCCAGTTGGTCCAACTCAAGAGCCAGACGAGCCAGACCCTGTACCTTCTGTAGAGTTTTTACAGCCGACTGAACTTCCAGTTCCAGATGTTCAAGATACTTTAATAGAAGTTGTTGATGAGTCATTTAACGATTTCCCTTCTTCTTTGGAGAACGACTTACCTTCGTTGGAAGAGACTTTATCCATTGACGAAACTGAATCTCTCCTTGAATTTCTTCCAGAACTTTCATTAGAAAGTTTGCAAGAAACATTCCAACAAATATCTGAAACCATAACTGCTGCATTTGAATCCATTCCTGGTGGTGAAGCAGTTCTTGCTGCCACCGAATTTGTAGGTGAACAAATTGCTGCTGCTGCAGAATTTGCAACCAATCTTGGTACCGAGTTTACACCTGAAGAAAGAGAACAGGCTCAACAGGTTGTGCTTGGTGCTGTAATCGTAACACAATTAGCATCTCCTAGGAGGATAAAGTAATGAGAATCGCTAAGTTTATTTGGAAGCACCTTGATGCCTGGGCTGGGGAAGCCTTCACGTTGACAGGTCTTTTGATAGCATGGATTGTCCTACCACCTGGTGACACAAGGAACGTAGTTGGTATATGTTGCTTAGGTGCACTGGTTATGTGGACTTTATTTAAAGTCACATTGAACAGTGAGGATGATAACTAACCCTACTATCACTGGAGATAAATGCTAGTTGAGGCAATATTTGTCTTGGCTATGCAACATCAAGAACCAACACCAGCCCAATGGCAGGCGTTGAGGATGTGCGAGTCAAGCAATAGAACCAATGCAGTATCAAGAACAGGAAAATATAGGGGTCTTTACCAATTTGATTTACCTACATGGGAATCAGTTGGTGGGGTTGGAGACCCAGCACGAGCAACAAGGGCTGAGCAACACAGGAGAGCAATCATATTGCACTCTAAGCGTGGATGGCAGCCTTGGTTTACGTGTGGAAAGATAGCAAGAAATACAATTTAATATAGAAAAGCGGACCGTATATCCCCAAATATACGGTCCGCTTTTTTGTTTTAGTAAGCGGCTTTATCTTTCTTTAATATTCTGATAGCCCACTCAAGTCCACCATTAAAACCTTTTGTCCATTCATCTGTTTCAGATTCTATTTTAGAATCTTCTATTCGTTTAATAAATTCTTCTATTATTTTTTCCATTGTTCAACAGGATACAAGATATCTCTAGGTATTATTCTACCATACTGTGCTTGTATTCCTTTGTCCCATCCTTCTTGTGCTGGTATCCAACCAAGTATTTCTACTTCTTTAAATTCTTTTGGTATAGGTACAACACCAAAGATTACCAGTCCTTCTTTCTTTAAATCTTTTTCTCTAACTGCTGGACCATCTTGTGTTCTAACTCTTCTTACTTCTATGTTAGTTCCAACATCTGGTAAGTCTTTATATTTTTTATGGTCTGCACCTTCCCAGATACTGGCTGACCAGTACTCGTTGATGGCTTTGGCTACAGCGATTTCACCTATGGCTGCAGCAACAAGTGCTGTTCTATTATCTTCCATCTTTAATGGATTATAGTATGGTGCATCTGGTTTGCCCCAGTTGTTTGTGTATCTTCTGATACCGATAGTACTTGCGTATTCGTATTCCCATGTTTCTAATTGTACTATCATTATTCTCCTATGAAGTCTTCATCTAATGGGTCACAATCCCAACAGTAGCCATCAATTAATCCTTCTTCTTCATGGCAAACCTTGCATGGTGGGTATGGTTCCCTATCTAAGGGGGTTGCTGGGGTGATTAAAGCCCCGCATTTGTAGCATTCTGCGTCTTCTAGGGCATATGCAGAGGGCATGTATCCTACTTCATCAAACATCACTGTCATACGAAACCAGTTAGAACCACAATTAGGGCAGATAGGTGTTGGTATTCCTCTGTAATCTGCTTTACTCTTCTGGGTTGCCATGGTCATATTCTGTATAAGGACGCTTTCCACCCAGTTCATCTATCATTGCTTGGATGGCTCGGTCCACACGTTTACGTGCAGCATCAGGAGATATGTTAAGTTCACTACCAACTTGTTCTAATGTTGTGTTAATAGAATTATATCTAAGTCTTAAAACATTTTGATGACGTTCTTCAACTGTTTCAAATGCTTCAGATATATCTGCACGTACTGCTAACCATGTGTTGCTTTCAGCAACAGAGTTTCTATCTGGTTTATAGTTAACATCATTAACACCAACAGGTAACATATAAGAATCATTTAATATGTATGGTAAAAATTCTTCTATGATTTGTGGTTGATAGTAGAAATTGTCAGTGACTTCATATCCTGCTGACTTGGCTTTTTCTTTTGTACAAAACTTTAATGCAGCATTACGTAAAGACTTGGCAACTAACTTATCTCTATCCTTTGATTCAAAGTTGTCATACCAGTCTCGTAGTTTATTAGGTCTAGTTGCAAACCATAACCATAGTTCTTGACTTATGTCTTGTCTGTCTATCATCCTGTATCTTTTAGAATACTCATAAGATATTAGACTGACTATTGTTGAGTAATCTTTTATGTAAGGTTTATCCATTATTATTTTGTTGTTATGTTTCAGTCTTGCTGACTAGGAGCCCCCGACCATTTGCCACGTAGCACCATCAAAGCAATTGCTGAATAGTTTAGCAGGTCAACAAATGAATCTTCAATGGACTCATTCTGTGGCGTGTCTTTAACTTCATAGATTAGGTGGTTAAGTCTTGCCATCTTGTCATGCATCCTCACTAGTAGCCCATTGAGTGGTCCTCCTGGGGCGTTGGCTATGTTCTTTGGACCATAGTCTAATTGTTTCTTTACTAGTAGTTCCCATGCTTGGTTATAGATAGCAATGGATTCGAATTTAAAATCCTCAATGTTTTGCATCATTGACTTCTTTCTCTAGTTGATGGGTTAGCATATTGGCTTGCCAACTAATTAATCTGTCTTTGGCTATATCATTCTCATCTGACAATAGTAGTGTGGCTAGTAAATCTATGTCTAATCTTACGTTCTCGGTGCCTTCTATCTCACCTAGTTCGTTATACATATCTGCTAGTGCCACCATTAGGTTCACTACTGTTCCATTGTTTAATTGTACTGCTGGTTCTTTAACTTCTTTACCTTCTAATAATTCAAAGATAGATTCAAATTGCTTGTCTGATTCGTTCATCTAAATACTGTGTTCCTTTCTTGAGAACAACGCTGTTTACATCTTCACCTTCAGGCATTTGTAGGATTCTTACATTGGCTACTGCTCGTTGTATTCTTTTGCCGAACTCTAACCCTGCCTCATCACCATCTGCTAGTACTAGTACTACATCAAAGTCTTCAAAGATACGTGAGTAGTGTGTCTTCCATGACGCAGCACCTGGTGCACCAACAGCAGGATGCTGCGTCTTAGTTGCCATTGTTATTGTATCTATTTCACCTTCACAAATGCAGATATAATTCTTTGCTTTGAATAAAGATTCAACATTAAACAATGTTGTTTCTGCACCTGTCATGCCCATGTATTTTGGTTCAGTGTTATCAAGGGCACGAAATCTTATATCAACTACACCACTTCTTGTTATGTATGGTATTGATAATCTTCCTATGAATTGTTCATGACTAGGTAGTGGTTCTACCACGACGCCCAGGTGGAACGGACTTACGTCCTGCGGGGATAGTCCTCTCTCTTCCAAATACGGTAATGCTTTGTCCACGTTTTTTGCGTAGAGATGTGCTGCTCTGATTAAAAACTCTTTCTGCGAAACTGATAGCCTCACGAAAATCTATCCCTTCTTTATATTGAATTAAATCGTATCCGTCACCTTTAACATCGCAAGCAAAGCAACAGAAACTTTGTGTATCAAAGTCTACTACTGCTGACTTGCGACTGTCCCCATGAAAGGGACACAAGATACTTAACCTACCATAACTTTTGTTTGGAAGTTTTAATCCATAATGAATTAAAACATCTTTAATCTGTAAGTCCTTGTCTGGTAGTTTTCGCCTCACCATATCCTGCTTCCTTCAATAAATAAATCCACATGTCAACAGTCATTGTTGCATACCATTGACCAACATCTGATTTACCTTTACGTTTATGTACTATTGCACCTGTCTCTGCTTTAGCATTAACTATCTCAACTAATAACTCTTGTAACCATCCACCTAAATCCATCTTGGCATGGTTCTTTATTTCAATGCAGACACCACGTACACCTGACACATCACCTTTATCATTAATGTCCCCAGCAAGACGTCGTTCAGCATACTTCCAACCGTGTTGTACAAGATGTTGTACAACTTCACGTTCAGCCTGTGAACCTTTACGTTTGCTGGGGCTAGACATTAGTTCTTCTTTAACGCTTGTCCGATAGATTCTGTTTTGATTTCATAAACAGTTCTCTTCTCACCCTTATCATTTTCATAAGAGCGTTGCTTCAAGGTACCAGTAATGATTACTGAATCACCTTTCTTAAAGGTTGCATTGGCAACTGCACCACCCCAAATACTTCCGTCCAAGTATGTGGTGGATACATCTACCCATTCACCTGATTCGTTTTGTTTACGAAGATTCGATGCCACTCTGTAATTTAATACAGTTTCTCCGTTTATTTCTTTTACTACTGGGTCTTCTGTTAGTCGACCATTAACTATAATGTATGGTAATGCCATTTGTTTTCCTTATCTTCGCTTGTATTATTCTTCATGCCATTCGTTGTCGTCTAATGATTTACATTGACTACATAGAATAGCCCAACCATATGCAACCATGCCACCGTCCATGCCACATCGTTCACACTTAACAACAACATAGCCTTGTTCGGTTTCATCAATCACTTGTCTTAACATCCTTTAACTGCATAGATGCTGGGTCAAATGAGAGCATAGTAAATGTATTACCTGTTGCATCTGCTCTACCATATCTGTTCTTTACTGCTGCAACACAAAGATATATTGATTCACCAATAATCTCTTGACCAATAGTTAATATTAGTGCAGGGATTTGGTTAACCAATCCTTGTATTGCTGACCTTGGTTGGCATGGTGTGCCAATAAAGCCTTCCTTAGTATGGTGCAGTACTAGTACACAAGCATTGGTATCTCTTGCAAGATACTTCAACTCTTTCATAGCAGCACGCATACCTGAGAACTCTTCGTGTCCATCCATTGCTATATCCATTAGGTTGTCTATAACAATAAGTGTGGGGCTTGTGCCCCATGTTGTTTCAAATGCTTGAACAGACTCATCGATATCACTAAGTGTTGGGCTTGATTCAAAAGACCAACGCAAGTAATCAAATTGTTTTAATATATTTTCAGCACTATCTTTATCTTGTTTTAATATCTGTTCAGCATTTGACTGTGTCATACCTGTTGCCATTGCAACAACACGCATACCCATTGTGTGTGCGTTAGTATCTGCTGACATATATAACGTTGGCACTTGTGCTTGTACTGCTATCGCTAATGCAATAGAAGATTTACCTGCACCTGGTGTACCAGCAATTAGATTAAGTTCTGCTCTACGTAAAACAATTTCGTTTTGTTGTAAAGATTTGAAAGTGAGGGGGAGTGGTTCTCCCCCTACTTCCTTACCACTAATTGCCCTGTAAAGGGTTCTCACTTAGCGACTCTATCTGCTACAAACTTGCTGTAGTCTGGGTCTTTTGGTTTCAAATAGATAGTGGCACACTTATCGGTTGCACCTTTAGGTGCTGCACAAAAGAATCCTTTGTACAATCCGAACTTGCCATTGCCTTCAATGGCTGTCATCTTGCCATGTAAACAATGACGTGTTGCTCCACCACCATTAGAAACTAATGTTGCACCTAATGTATTTACTACATTGCTGACTGCTTGGGTTGGTGTTACTTGTTGTATTGTTGGTTTACCAATACCACATGCTTCAGCAAATGCTTCCATACTTCCAACAAATGTTTGTGAAAGTGCAGCATCTTGCATTAACTTTTCCACTTCGTCTATTGTGTCGCCACGAAACAAAGGGATTGTTCCATTAGGTAATTTAAAACTTACCTGTATTTTTGATTCAGACATTCGTCTTGTCCTCTTCCTTCTTGTACCATTCACAATGCTGGGTGTACCCACATAGTGAACAGTTGGATATGTTTGGCACGAAGAGTCCTTCGTACCTTGCTCGGTTAAACATTTCTGCTAACCGTATTAACCTATCAGATGTGTACCAACTAAGGTCCACAATAGGAGTAGGTTCTCCTTTCCTAGCCATCCAGTATGAACCATACTTTGGTTTAACACCATAAGTTAGTTCAATACCAACTGAATAGAAACCTAATTGCAGTGTGGTTGAAGGGGTTCTCGAGCCAGTCTTGAGGTCGAGAACGACTAACTCACCATCAGGTAATTCCATGATTCTATCTAATGCCATCTTCACTGGCACTGTACCAAAGTTAATCATCATGTTAAGTTCAATAGCAGGTTGACCATCTGGTGCTGTCCATATTTTCCAGTCAGATTCTTGTCGCCAACTCTGATATTTTTTTAACATCTCTAAACCATTGGTGTACCACCATGCTTTGTCTTCTGGTTTACGCTTGTTTGCTGTACGAAATTGTTGTTGCATTGCATCATCACCAACACGTTGACGTACATCATCAAGGGTATCTTCCCAAGACTCAGACCAATACTTGTGAAGGTCAATGCTTGTCATGTTCTTCCTTCCATATGTCTTTGTCTAATGATTCTGATGCTTTATGTACAGCGATGCCACCGAATAACCACCATGCTGGAATTTCTTTAACTTGTTTTACTCTGTTCAAGTAATACATGTATCCGCATGCAAGATAATCAGTGAGTGAT